ATTAGAGATTTCCGATAAAAGCGATCAAGACAGTCTCTGTTCCACAGATGATAACAAATGAGACGGTATCGGAAAACATTCACAAGCGGATCAACACAGAATTGGGGAAACGTTTGGAACATCACTTAAAAAGACTGAGCAGATGAAAAGGTACTGTGACGCCAAATTTTTCTCCTGCGGTGCTTGCGAGCCCAGAAACTGTCTAGCTACTGGGGAAAAATTTAGTGCCATTTCGTTACGCGCAGGGAGGGGGGAAGGGCAGTGCCGGAAATTGCATTTGAGGAAAACTATGTAGATGTAAAATTCATAAAAAGAGTGCTTGGATTTGAATCAGTGAGGCGTGTCCAGCAGCTTACACAGGACGGCGTGCTGAATACCTGCGAGGTAAAGGTGGGCGGTCGGAAGGTAAGCCGATATGACTTATGCCCTTCCGTGTTATCCTATATAAAATATCTGAAAGCGAGACCTGCGAAAGCACAAGGTAATCTTAAAGAACAAAAGATTATCGAGAAGATGCAGGCAGAGATTGATTTCAAAAGTGCAAAAGCAAAAATGGCGGAAATAGAGCTTGATGAACTGGCAGGACATATGCACGCTGCCGAAGATGTCGAAAAAATGACTGCTGACCTGTGTCTGGCTGTCCGGTCAATGCTGCTGGCATTGCCCGGACAGCTTGCGGTCGATGTGGCAGCAGTCGGCACAGCGACGGAAGCACAGGTTATTATCAAGGATGCTGTATGTCATATTCTGGACGAATTATCCAGATATGAATATGATCCAAAAGAGTACAGGCGCAGGGTTCTGGAAAGGAAAGAATGGCAGGATGCCAGCGAAGAGTCCAGCGAGTGATCCGGAAATCATCAAGCTTAACAGGACAATAAAGAAAGCTGTAGTTTATTTCAAGCCGCCAGAGCGGCTGACAGTGACAGAATGGTCAGACAAGTACAGGTGGCTGTCGGCAGAAAACAGCGCTGAACCGGGAAGGTGGAAAACAAGCAGGACACCATATCTGAAAGAGCCCATGGATGCATTTACTGATCCTAAGATACATCATATAGTGGTTGTAGCATCATCACAGGTTGGCAAGAGCGAGATGGAGCTAAACATGCTGGGATATGCTATCGACGTAGATCCGGGACCGATCATGTTTGTAACTCCAAATATAAAGCCTACAGCCGAAGATTTTTCAAAACGGAGAATCGCCCCCATGATCAGGGACACCAGATCACTTAGGGACAAGGTGGCAGATGCAAAGAGCAGGGAGTCCAATAATACCATCTTCAATAAATCCTATCCAGGTGGTATGCTCACAATCACAGGAGCCAACTCACCATCGAATCTTGCGTCGATTCCCTGCAGGTATGTATTCGGCGATGAAAGAGACCGCTGGCCGAAAAGCGCCGGAACAGAAGGGGATCCGTGGAGACTGGTAGAGGCACGTACCAATACTTTTTACAATCGCAAGATGGTCGAGGTATCAACACCGACGATAAAGGGGGCGTCCAATATTGAGGATGCCTTTAACAATGGTACGCAGGAACACTGGTGCGTTCAATGCCCACATTGTGACGAATACTTTTTTATCACCTTCAATCATATCCGTTTCGAAACAAAAGTAAAGAAGGTAAACGGGAAAAAGCAGTTTAAAGTATCGGATATAAATTGCGCCTGCCCGCATTGCGGGTGTGCATCAACAGAGCAGACCATCAGAAAGCAGCCTAAAAAGTGGATCGCGGAGAATCCGGATGCGTATGACAAGGGAGTACGATCGTTCTGGATCAATGCTTTTGCAAGCCCATGGATGACATGGGAAGAGATCATCTTAAAATTTCTGGAGGCGGGAACGGATCCGGAAAAGCTGCAAACAGTCTATAATACACAGTTTGGACAGCTATGGGAAGATCGGAGCTGTGAGACAGATGAGGAACAGCTGCTTGCAAGAAGAGAAATGTACAATGCTGAACTGCCGGATGGTGTCCTCTGTCTTACCTGCGGGGTTGATACACAGGGAAACCGACTGGAATATGAGGTTGTAGGATATGGGTTTCATGAAGAAAACTGGGGGATTGAAAAAGGGATCATCATGGGAGATCCTGCTGAAGATGATACATGGGAGCGGTTAGACGGAGTTATAGACCGCTCTTATTCATTTGCGGACGGTAAGAAGTTAAAAATTTCACTGACATTCGTTGACAGTGGGGGGAATCGTACGCAGAACGTCTATGAGCAGTGCAATAAACGTTTGCACAAAAAGGTATTTGCAATCAAAGGAAAAGATGCAGACGGTATACCTTATACATCAATACCGACAAAAGTAAATATCTTGAAGGGAAAAGAGAAAAAAGTTGTAGTAGGCAAGGCATGGCTATATACGCTGGGAGTTAGTGCTGGAAAAGACCATATCATGACAGGGCTGGACGTAAAAGAGCCCGGAAGCAGGTACTCGCATTTTCCGCTTAATGACGGTCTTGGATATGACGAGACCTATTTTGCCGGACTGCTGTCGGAAAAAGTAACATATGTAAACGGAAAATGGAAATGGGAAAAAATTCCCGGACATGAGAGAAATGAAGCATTGGACTGCAGAAACTACGCAAATGCAGCATTTAAGGCATTGCGTCCGAATCTTGATCGTATTTTCAGGACGCTTAAAGAGCTTGCGCCGGAGGGACAGCCAAAGCCACCGAAGAAAAAATATAGAAAACAAAAACAAAGGCAGTCATTTGATGATGACTGGTAGGTGATATTTATGAAAATATTGACAAGACCACAAATCATGAGGCGGATTGAGAAAATTAATGAGCGTCTGGAATCCTATTACGCCAAGGAGAAAGAGATGATGGCGGCAAAAGGGATACAGAGCTACACCATTGGCAGCAGGACGATATCAAGGTATCAATACAGTAGTAATATCAAGGAACAGATTGAAAAGCTCGAAGATGAGCGCGATGAACTGGAAAATCTGTTAAACGGTATCAGACCCAGAAAAGCAATGGCAATAGTACCGAGGGACTGGTAGGGGGGAAGTATGGTATATAACAATCTGCATCTATCTGGTGCAAAGGGATACGGGCAGGCAGGGGCAAGTCATACCAGGAGGGCTTTAAAAGGATTTAATCCTATGTCAGGCAGTCCGAGAGAAGACATTGACGACAATAATTACACGTTAAGGCAGCGTGGGCGTATGCTTACAATGTCGGCTCCAATAGCGGCGTCTGCAGTAAAAACCAACCGCACAAACACCATCGGTCTGGGACTGAAATTAAATCCGAGACCAGACCGGGCGATCCTTGGACTCACATCAGAACAGGCAAAGGAGTGGGAACGGGGAGTGAAAGCAGAATTTCGGATGTGGGCAGAGCATAAGCAGCGGTGTGATATTACAGGGATCAATGATTTTTATATGATGCAGCAGTTATGTTTCTACTCATGGCTGTCAAGCGGGGATGTGTTTGTAGTGCGAAAAGAAGGTGAAACACCAAACTGTCCATACACCTTAAAATTGCATGTGATAGAGGCGGACAGGTGCAGCACACCGGCAGATGGGCTTGCTTATACAATAGGGGTCACGGAGGGCAAAAATCCTGATAATAACAACCGTATATATGATGGAGTGGAAGTAAACAGGGAGGGTGGAGTAGTTGCGTACTGGTTTCGGAATACATATCCATATCAGATTACGTATGAAAAGACGGACTGGGTAAGGATCGAAGCTTACGGACGGAAAACAGGTCTCCCTAATGTGATGCATATCATGAATACGGAGCGGCCAGAGCAATACAGAGGTGTCACGTATCTGGCGCCGATCATTGAGCCATTATTACAGATCAAAAGGTATACAGATGCAGAAATAATGGCAGCAGTGGTACAGGCATTTTTCTCTGTCTTTATCAAATCGGAGGCGGCGACAGGCGCGGATGGGATGCCGTTTAATGAGGTGGGAGACGGTCAGGAGGCAGATGACCAGGTCAGTTATGATCCAAACGAGTATGAGATGGGAGCGGGAAATATAAATGTTATGAACCCGGGGGAAAGTGTCGAACTGGTCGAGACGAAGAGACCCAATAGCGGCTTTGAACCTTTTTTCAAGGCTATGTGTAAACAGATCGGTGCGGCATTGGAGATTCCGGCAGAACTTCTGATAAAGGAATTTACAGCAAGTTATTCCGCATCAAGAGCGGCGCTGCTGGAAGCATGGAAAGCGTTTAAGATGTATCGGAACTGGTTTGCTTCTTCGTTCTGCAAGCCCGTATATGAGATATGGCTATCGGAAGCGATCGCAAGGGGACGGGTAAATGCCCCGGGATTTTTCAGTGATCCGCTTGTGCGGGAGGCGTGGCTGGGCAGCGAATGGATAGGACCGTCACAGGGACAGCTCGATCCGGTCAAGGAAGTAAATGCAGAAATTTTATCCATTCAAAACGGTCTGACCACCCATGAGGCGGCAGCTGCCAAGATTAACGGATCCGACTGGGATACCAATATAGATCAGTTGGAGATGGAATTTCGAAAAATAGACGAACTGGAGGACAGATTGTCAAGGCTGGCGATGATGGAAGAGGAGGATAGGGAAGATGATTCGGACAGTGATGAGGAACTATAGGAATGGACCGGCACCAGTGCCGTTTAAGATGCCGCAGGATATGAAGCCCTATAATATTATTGACAATGATGATGAGGCAGAGGTCAACATGTACGGCGAGGTAGTGTCGGAGATCCCTACTGACTGGTGGGGAGACAGGATCGAGGGCATGTATATTGTCCTTGCTGATTTTCTGAATGACATGGAACAACTGAAAAGTAAGTCAAAGGTAACATTCCATATCAATTCACCAGGAGGGGAGGTCTTTGCGGGTATATCGATATACAACCGCATGAAGGAATTTAAAGGGATCGTCAGCACAGTGGTTGATGGTCTGGCTGCAAGTGCGGCATCGATCATAGCGCAGGGGGGAACAAAAGGACACAGGAAGGTGTGCAATGGATCATTAACGATGATTCATGGCGCATCTTCTTTTATGTTCGGGAGATACAATGCAAATGAATTGAAGGACAGCATAGCGCAGTTGAATGCCATCGACAAATCTATTGCGGAAATATACGCGACATGTACAGGACTGGATCAGGAAAAGGTGAAAAGCATGCTGGCAAAAACTACCTGGATGTCGGCGCAGGACGCCATTGATAATGGATTTGCGGATGAGATTGCAGACATGGGACAGCCTGTGACAATGAGTATCAATAAAGACAGGAACATCATGATCGTTAACGGGATACCGATGTCGGTAAAAGGATTTACGGACATACCTGACTATATACAGGTATGTGAAGAGGTAACTGCCGGGAAAAAGCCGGATGTTATAGACAACGAACAGACAGGAGGAGAGAATCATATGACCTTGGAAGAGCTGATGAAACAGGAGCCGGAGCTTGTTGAAAAGATCAGGAATACTGCCATACAGTCAGCACAGACAGACACGCAGCAGGCAGTCAGTGCGGCGGTGGGCGACGAATTAAACCGTCTGAAATCAATTGATGAGATCGCAGGAAAGATCGCGGATAAGGCGCTGGTAGAGCGGGCGAAGTACGGTGAAGAAAAGATGTCTGCCGCAGACCTTGCCCTGGAAGCCTTGAAGTCACAGAATGATGCGGGACAGGCATTTCTGAACAACATGAAAGAGGATGCCAAAAGTTCCGGGGCGGAAGCGATTGCACCGGCGCCCAACAGCAATCTTTCCGCAGAAGAGCAGGCACAGAAAGATATCATGGACGGGGCTGCCCTGATCGCAGGGATTGCGCCAGAGACGAAGCAGAGGAGGGAAGTATAATGACCGGAAGAGAAGTAATCGGGAGCTGTATGCCGGAGATGCTTGTTGCAGATGCGGATTTTCCAATGAGCGTCGTTTCTGTAACGCTCTCGGCAACACCGGACGGTGAGATGCAGCTTGGGAGAGGATCAGTACTGGCAGCAGATGACGTTGATGGAAAGTGTAGCCTGCTGAGTGGTGCGGAAGGAAAAACTGCGTCATACATTCTTGCAGAACCTGCTGTGACATCTGCCACGGAAGAGGTGGTAGGTGTGGCGTATGAGACAGGAAAATTTATCACGCAGAGCCTCATTGTTGCAGACGGGTACCAGTTATCAGTCAAAGACCGTAAGGATCTGCGGGATGCGGGAATATTGCTGGAAGGCGCATTGATGTAAAGGAGGAAATATAATATATGGCAATTGACATTTACCAGACACAGACTATGATCGCGGCGATGGAGCTCATGCCTAAGCGTCCGAACTTTTTGCGCGACAGGTATTTCGAAACGTCAGATGAAGACATGTTTATTACAGAGGACGTGCTGGTCGAGTACAAGGATGAAAAATCAAGAAAGATGGCACCGTTTGTGATCCCCAGAAAGGGAGGAATTGCAGTGCCGAGGGACGGGTACAGGACAGAAAGGCTTACGCCGCCGTACATTGCACCCGAACGGACACTCACAGTAGACGACCTGAAAAAGAAGCAGTTTGGCGAGACGCTGTTTTCGCAGAAGACACCTGCAGCAAGGGAAGGGCAGATCCTGAAAAATGACCTGACAGAGCTAAACGGAATGATCGACACAAGCGAGGAATGCATGTCATCGCGGACGCTTTTTGACAACGGGTATGCATTCCGGCAGTATGCGGACAAATACGGATCGGGAGAATATGAGGAGTATGAGATCCACTTTTATGACGGGGAACAGAACACAGCAGTATATACGCCGGCAGCATCATGGAGCAGGACAAATGATGTTATTATCACGGATTTGTACATTATGGCAAAAATGTTAAAAAACCGCGGGCTCAGGGCATCAGATGTGATCTTTGGAGATGAAGTTGGAAACGTGATCATCAACAATGACTATATTCAGAAACTGCTTGATAACAGGCGGCTGAACCTTGCAGATATCAACCCGCAGCAGCTTCCTGACGGAGCGACATCATACGGAAAAATCAACTGCATGGGAATCGTACTGGAACTGATCTGTTATTCAGAGGAGTACGTGGACATTGAGGATGGAAAAACGAAACCGTTTGTTCCGTCGGAAAAAATAGTTGTGACTGCGCCCGGGATGGGGAAATGCATGTATGGATCGATCACCCAGATGGAGGAGTCAGATAAGCAGTTCCATACATATGTAAATAAGCGGGTGCCGCATGTTACATACAATACGCATGACAGTGTGCGGACACTGGCGCAGCAGGCGAGACCATTAATGGTTCCCAAGATCAAAGATTCAGCAATCAGTGCTACAGTCCTTTACTAAAGGGGCTTGTGGCAGAAAGGAATGAGTGTATGTTGATAAGAATTTTAGCAGGTGCATACGGGCACAGACCGGATCCGGAGAAAAGTTATATTGAAAAAAAGGATAAGGACAGTGATCCGTTTGAAGTAAACGATAAAGAGGCTGCAAGGCTGATCGGGCTTGGCATTGCAGAAAAGGCAGCTGTAAATACTGAAAAGGAACCGGATAAGATTTATGTTCCAGCAGATCCGGGCGGTCAGGATGATGACCTTGAACAGCTTCCGATCCAGAAATTGAGAAAGATGGCGAAGGATCTGGGGCTTCCCGCTGATGGAAGCAAGGCAGTATTGGCAGAAAAAATAAGAAATGTTTCAAAGATCCAGCAAAATCAGGAAGTAAGTGACGATCTGGAAGAGGAGGGTGACGAAACCGATATCTCTGACAAAGAGGCACCCCCAATCTTACAGGCGGCGGATCCGGAGGTGTGATCATGTCAGCGTTTCAGGATATGGTCAGGCAGGATATGGGGGTATTTTTTAATCCTGATGAATTCGGAGAAGAACACAGCATTGACGGAAAGACAGTGGTATGTGTTGTTGACGATCAGACATACCGTGATAGAAAGGGCGGTGCAGAGTTTGCCATTTCCCAGTCAACAGTATTTCTGTTTGCGCAGAGTGAGGATCTGCCGCCGCGCAGGGAGCCTGGCGAGGAACTTCGTTTGGACGGTGTCCCGTATACGGTCGAGACGTGGGATGAGGATATGGGTGTATCTTCTGTATCTTTATTTATCAATGTGTAAGAGGGAGGGATTATGGCGATAACGGATTCGATGATCAAAATAGCGGACTGGCTTAATAATGCAGTATGTCCGAATTACAAATTCAAGGTTCCTCCAGAGGGCAGGGTGCAGGACAATAACAGGAAACAGATACTGGCACCGATGGATGATGGGTACCAGTATCAGGAAGTAAATCCATATGCATTTGTGATGTTCCTGCCGACAAAGGATAAGATACCGCCGCCAGGACACCCGAACATGCCGTCCGTGTGCGTGCAGCTTGTAAGTGGTTCTGATGACCTGTTAAAGGGAAGCCGGGAAATGACAGTCAATCTTGCCTGTTCCTGCTGGAATCCGGGGATCCATGCTCAGGACATCTATTTTCCGAAGGGTAGTCGTCCGGAGAGGACGCCGCATTTCGAGCCATCGTATACGGGGTGGATGGACGCATGGAATCTTGTGGACGGCATTTTGATGAAACTGGGGGAGATCAATAATATTGATGGCTATGTACAGATCGTTAAGGACACTCCGGTTACATTCGGATGCTACAAGGAACAGGATAACATACCGGATTTTTACCCATATTGGTTTGCATGGGTGCAGTTTAAGGTACGGTCAGTATTTTACAGAAACAATGAAATAGAAAAATATTTGTAGGAGGAGGTTTTTTAGACCATGGCAAATGAATATTTGTATGGTGCATATGGCAAGCTTGGGCAAACCATAGCACGCAATGCCATACAGTCAGGGACTGTCTCTGTCTATGTGGGGACGGCGCCTGTCAATCTGGTCAGGGGATATAAAAAGCATGGCATTGTCAATACACCAGTGAAATTGATGAACCTGCCCAATGCACAGCAGACAATAGGTTATTCGGGTGATTGGAAACGGTTTACGCTCTGCGAGGCAGTGTCAGCTCATTTTGATAATGTACTGGGAAATATAGGACCCATATACGTGATCAATGTGCTGGATCCCGATATTAACAGAAAAATGCCGGAGGATGCTGTTAATATCAGTCTGGTGTTTTCGAATGGGCAGGCAGTGATCAAAAGTACTACGATCATACTTGATACGCTTGCTCTCGATGGACTTGTTGAAGGCTACGATTATACAGTTGATTACAACTATGCGAGTGGTACTGCGATCATAAAATCAATCGGAGCAAATAGGATCACTGGAGCAGTCGATGCGAGCTATCTGGAGGTAGATTTTGATGGAATCAATGCCGATGCGATCATAGGAAGCGTGACGGCAAATGGAGAATATTCAGGACTGGGGGCGCTGCAGCTGCTTTACCAGGAGCAGTATCAGATCTGCAACCTGTTAATGGCACCCGGATGGAGCCATATACCAAGAGTGTATAATGCAATGCTGACAGCATCAGAGCAGATCAACGGTCATTGGGATGCGTTCGTTCTTGCAGATATTCCTTTGGAAGCAGGTGAGAACGAAGAAAAAGTATCCATAGAAACTATTTCCGAGGCAAAGGCATGGAAGAAACAGAACGGATACAACAGTGAACGCAGTAAGGTATTCTGGCCGCAGGGCAGGGATAATATTGGAAAAGTGTATCACTTGTCTACGCTGGCAGCAGTCGAGTTTATGCGCATAGACCATACCCATGCGTCAGTCCCGTTTGAAACATGCGGAAATAAACAGATACCAGTCACAAGGCAGTATTTCGGGGATGCGTCCCCAAACAAGGGATTTGACCAGATCACCAGCAAGGAACTGACTTCAAATGGCATAAGTACCTGTGTATTCTGGGGGGGCAACTGGGTGCTCTGGGGAGACCATACTGCAGCATACACCTATGGCGCAGATGTGGATCCAAGGGCAATATTTGATGTTTCCATGCGTATGTTGTTCCACATTACAAATAGTTTCCAGCGCGAGTGGGGAACGACAATCGATGAGCCGTTTACGAAACAACTCAGGGACAGGATCATAAACAGGGAGCAGGAAAAGCTTGATACGCTAGTTGCACAGGGGGCGCTGATCGGGAATCCGTCCGTACTTTTCCTAGAATCCAATAACAGTACCGAAGACATGATGAACGGGGATTTCAGGTGGGACATTCCGGTGACGCCGACGCCGCCGCTTAAGAGTGCAACGGTATATGTGGCATATACGGAAGAGGGATTTTCCGCATATTTTGATGGGGAGGGATAACAATGGCGGTAGTAACAGATCTTAGAGGACCTGTAAACGGTACAACGGTGTATATCAATGGGAGTCTGGTCGCCAGAAATACAACAATCACACTGCCCGAGATAACGCATGTGACAGCTACGGTAAAAGCAGCATTGGGAGAACATGAAGTACCATTGTTTGGACTTGTGGAAACAATGGAAGCCACGATCCAAAAGATCGGGGTGGATGCAGGGCTTGCGAAAGCACTGACCATGGAAAACAAAACGTATGAATTCCGGTGGGCGCAGCAGGTGACTCCGGTTAATGGTTCAGACAGACTGGAAGGGTGCAAGGCGTTTATCCGTGGTATTCCAAAGGTAGCGGTGCCATCGTTCGAGCTGAATCCGGGAGATTCCGTCGAGGTGGATATCCCGTTGTCCGTAACACGGTATCAGTTGTTTGTAGACGGGAACGAAGTGCTGATGGTAGATAAACTTTCGGGCATCTGTAAGATCAACGGTGTGGATTATGCGGGCAGGCTGAACAGTCTGTTATAAGATAATACGGAAAGGTAATCGGGGGCATTCATATGTCCTTATTTTTTTGGAGGATTTGCACATGAGACAGAAATTAGAGCTTAGACAGCCCGTTTTGATCAATGGGAAAAATTATAAGGAACTGGAATATGACTTTGAGGAAATCACCTGTGAGGATTATGCAACGGCCGCGACCTATGCGGACGCCAAAGCGCTTAGTGCCACCCAGAACGGGAAACCCAGCGCGCCCATAATGGAGCAGAATATTAATTTCCACATGTATCTGGGCATGATAGCGGTCGTGGCAGCAAACAGGAAACTGATCGACATTGCCGACATGGAGAGGATCAAGGGGTATGACTTGGTAAAGATTACGCAAGTAGGAAGAAATTTTATAGCAGGGAGATCGGCGGAACCCTCAAGCCCAAACAGCTCAGAAGGGCAATCCGAAGTTACTCCCGAATCTACCATACCGGAATCAAAGAAATAGAACAAACGGGGATGATCAGCTTTTTAAAAGAGTTTGCGGAAGCCACGGATGACATCAGGGAGGAGAACGAAAGACAGAAGAGAAATGTTGAAGCAGCACGGCTGCAGGGCAGAAGAAGGAGGAAGCGTTAGGCAATGGGAAGAAACAGGACGCTTGAAGCGATAATAAGCATCGCGGGACAGCTGGATCCGTCACTTGCCCAGTCGATCAATAACGCACAGAAGCAGTTTGGCGGTCTAAAGGCTGGTATAGCGGCAGTCTCAACTGTGACAGTGGCAGCAACTGCCGCAATTGTTAAATTTGGAGCAGACGCAGTTTCAAATGCGGCTGTCTTTGAGACGCAGATGGCAAATGTTGCAACCCTGTTAAATGGCGATGCGGAACAGGTATCAGCCAGGATCAGCGAGCTTGGCGATGATGTACTGGCGGTGTCCAATAATACAGGAGTTGCGACAGACGAGCTGACAGACGGCCTGTATCAGATCATATCTGCAGTCGGTGACAGCGAGGATGCGGTCAGTCAGATGGAACTTGCCGCGAAAGCGGCAGCAGCCGGAGGAGCGGAGACCACAGATGCGATCAATCTTTTAACGGCAGTGACAAAGGGATATGGAGATACATCTGGTGAGGCATTTCAAAAAGCGTCCGATCTGTCATTTATGACGGTCAAATTAGGACAGACATCTTTCCCGGAACTTGCCAGTTCGATGGGAAAGGTAGTTCCGCTGGCGTCTGCATTGGGCGTGGCACAGGAGGAGTTATACGGGGCGTTTGCGACGCTTACAGGTGTGACAGGAAGTACTGCAGAGGTGTCGACACAGATGAAGGCTGTCATGTCAGGGCTGATGAGTCCGACTGACGGAATGACCAAGGCATTAAAATCCCTCGGATATGAGAATGCGAATGTGGCACTGGAATCCCTGGGGTTACAGGGAACCTTGGAGGCATTAGGGGGGACTGTTAACGGGGACACTCAGGCGCTTGCCAAGATGTTTTCATCGGTGGAGGCACAGACAGCCATACTTGCCCTGTCTGGTGCGCAGGCTGGTAATTTTGTGGAGAAGACAGCGGCGATGTATGAGGCAGCGGGGGCGACGGAGGCAGCTTTTGCAAAACAGACAGATACCCTCGAATATACAATTAAAAGTATTAAAAATCTTGGAAAGAATTTTATGACAAGCGTTGGGCGAACCATACTGCCTGTAGTAAAAGATATTGCCCAGAAACTGCTCCCTGTCGTTCAAAGTGGATTGGAACACATACAACCTATTATTGAAAACTTATATTCCGCATTGTCGCCAGTGATCAGTGCAGTCGGTGATCTTATTCTGGGAATTATGCCAGGGTTTGAAGGGAAATTAGGCATGATGTGCGGGTTGTGGGAAAGGATGCAGCCAGTGCTGGCAGAGATTGCCCAACAATATTTGCCTATATTCCAGAATATTTTGTCGAAGGTTGGGGGATTGTTTGAGACAATAGCGCCAGTGGTGGGACAGTTTGTCGAATCGCTTTTACCAATAATGGCTGAACTTCTGGTGGCACTGGCTCCGATTATAGGAACGATTGTGGAAGCGTTAAGTCCTGTATTTGACATGATAGGAAGTCTCGCATCCTCATTTCTTCCAGCTTTGGCCGGATGGATAGGAATTCTTGCTAAAGGATTTCAAGTGGCGGCACCATTCATAGAAGCAGTAGTGTCAGTATGGTTGACAAGGATAGTTTCCGTCGTCCAGAGCATCATAGGTGTTTTCACAGGGCTGTGCGATTTCATCGCCAATGTTTTTGCTGGAAATTGGGAAGCGTTATGGGGTAATGTTGTATCCATATTTTCAAATATTGTCCAGGGTATCGGAAAAACTGCACTGTTGTTTATCAGTCCTGTCGTTGATATCATTAATGCCCTTATTACAGGTATTAACGGAATAACAATTCCTGACTGGGTGCCGGGGATAGGGGGACAGTCCCTTAGTATTCCCACCATACAGCTTCCGCAGCTGGCAGCAGGCGGATTTACGGACGGGGTATCAATAGCAGGTGAAGCTGGAACAGAGGCAGTCATATCCTTTGACCATACATACAGGAATGAAAATCTCAGCTATTGGGCGAGAGCAGGACGGATGCTTGGGGTAAATGATTCCCTGCTGGATACCTTTGAATCTGGGAACTCCGCGCAGGGGGGCGTAACGATCAATGTTACATTTGCCCCACAGATAACGATCAACAACACAGAAACCGTTGAATTTGACCTGATGGAAAGGCTTAGGGAGGAAGAGGAGAATCTGGTTGATATGCTGGCAGATATGCTGGATAGGAGAGGCGGCGATCAATATAAGGCAAGTTTTGGTTAAAGATTATCAGGAATATATCACAGAAGAGGGAGATACATATGATGCACTGGCGCTTGACTTTTATGATGATGAACAGATGGCATCATACATAATACAGGCAAATCCGCAGTATATGGAGATATTGGTCTTTGAGGCAGGAATAAGATTGAGGGTGCCGGTATTGGACAGATCAGAGCGTCCGGCAACACTTCCGCCGTGGAGGAGATGACGATGCAGATATTTTTTGAAGGGACAGATATCTATCAAAAAGTGTCCGTGAACACATGTATATATGATTCATACGGAGAGCAGCAGGCGGACACACTGCGTATTGTTTTTAACGACGGAAATGATAGATGGGACAGCTGGAAGCCGGTGAAAGGTAACAAAATATCTGTTGTCCTTGGAGCGTGCAGCACTGGTGAAATGAATATCACAAGCGTCAGACCGGAAAATGGTAAAATGTGTATCAGGGCAAGTTCTGTGCCGCAGGATCATAATGATAAAAGCAGTAAATCGTGGCAGAATGTACATTTTAAACAGTTGTGTGAGGAAATAGCAGGCAGACATTCTATTTCCTGCAAATTTTACGGGGTAACAGATCAGGTATACGAGTATGTGAACCAGCAGAATAAGGAAGATTTTGTGTTCTTGTCTGAGCGATGCATATTGGAGGGTTGTACTTTTATTGTATACGATAAAAAAATGATCGTGTACAGCGAGCAAAGTATCGAGTCAGCAGGTGCAGATGTGACATTGAGAGTAAGAAATGGAAATCATTTTGAATATAAGGATGAGTCGAACGATGTTTATAGCACATGCATCTTGAAAAATGGGAAACTGTCTGGCAGATATACAACGATCGGAACACCTGAAAAGATATTGACAAAAGTGATCAACATCAATATGTCAAGTCAGAGTGAGGCAGACAGATATGCGAAGAATATGCTGCGTTACGAAAACAAAAAGATGTCATCAGGGGTGATCGACTATGACAAGTTTCTGGGCGCCTATGCAGCCGGGAGTGTGGTAAATCTGGAAACGGCAGGGGTAAGCAGCTGGAATGTGCCCGTATTCCTGACGCATGTACGTCAGGATATGGTGCGGGCAAAAACAAAGTTATTTTTTCGAAAAACACTGGAGGGATATTAGTGGGTGTGGTACAGAAAGGCATAATCCTTACGATGGAGGGGGAGACAGACAAAAATGGAAATCCGACAAAGGCGAGGGTGCAGGCTGCATCGGCGGAAGGAACATCAACACTACCGATTACAATTCCGTGGTATCTCCGGGGGAAAATGGGAAATCTCGAAAAAGGATCGGAAATTGCTTTTATAGTATTTGATGACCAAACCGGGATAGTCGTATCACGCATGGATGGGAACTGGGAGGGCACAATTGAGGAGGACGTTACAGTCAGGGGGACTCTCACTGTAGAGAAAGATATGAAGCTTGGCGGTAAGATTATATAACATGGGGTGATCCGTATGGCAATGGCGTACTGGAATGGTATGATGTGGGAGTGTAGCCCGAGTACAATTACGTATCTGGAATCGTTGTCGACATCATATTCCATGAAGACAGACACGAATGCAGATAAGGAAGGGAATGCACCGACAGAACAGGTGGCGTTGTCGGACGAAGAAATATCATTGTCGACAACATACCGTATAGAAACAGGTACAAGCAATATAAAAGAAATGATTGGACAGTGGAAAGCGATGATAGGACTGGCGGCTCCGCTGATCATCGGAAGCGAAGTGTTTGGACCGGACAATGTGCAGCTACAGAATGTGTCGGTTGGGAGTGTGTCAATGCGGCCTGACGGAACATTTACAGCGGCATCACTATCATTCAAATTCAAGGAATTTCGGGAAGAGGTTACAGAAGTTGACAGTACTGCAAAAACCGGGGGCAGTGCGGGAAATGCCAGTGCAGTATCTGTCAGGGCAAGCAAGACTGACCGGGTTTCAAGGAAAAGACCGAGATCATATTTGAAAAGCGAAACATGAGGAATAAATCAATGGGGGAAATAGCATGCAGGCGAGTGGAAACGGATTACCAATGCAGTGTGTGGCGAATTTGGTGCGTATTGTCAGGGGCGAATGTACATATGACAGGGTAAAAGGGATTGATCCATCGCTGATCGACCGGCCGGAACCGATAGCTGTTCCATTACTCATTGCAGATACAAGGTGGCTTATAAAAACATATGAGCCGAGAGTGAACGTGGAGCAGATAGATTTGAAAGCGTTCCTTGCACGGGAAGGAAACTTTAAGTTTAGTATTGATGCGGTAGTGAGAGGGTAGCGCAATATGGCAGAGATATCATTTATAGAGACAGATTCCGAGAAACTTTATAATACAGTCATAACTACACTGGAAAAATCGGTGGGAGAACCCCTGTATCCAGGGGATGAGAGACGGATATTTGGAGACGCGATTGTCGCAGTGGTATTGGCGGTTTACAGCAGGGCGAATGATGCCTGTAAACAGAAAATGTTAAGGTATGCGCGCGGTGAAGTACTGGATGCCCTGGGCGAAAGGTATGCGTGTTACCGCATTCCGGCAAGGTCTGCCAAAACGACACTTCGTTTTACCCTTAATTCTGCAATAACAACTAATATTATAATCCCAGAAGGAACGAGGGCGACACCGGATAGTGAAGTGTATTTTAAGACCACGGACACGGTGGTATTGCAGGCAGGAGCTGCGTATGTGGATTCGCCGGCGGAATGTACGTTAACGGGTGAAGCATACAACGGATATCTGGCAGGAAGTATAAGCAGGCTTGTTGATTTGATACCTTACATAGATTCCGTGAAGAATATCACTATCACATATGACGGAAATGATGGTGAGCCATATCCGGAAGAGGACGGAGGAACAGGAGATGAGCACTATCGTGAGAGGATAAGGCTTGCACCAACATCATTGTCGGTAGCCGGACCGAGGGACGCATACGAGTACCATGCCAAATCTGCTGATGCATCAATTGCTGATGTGGCAATCATATCCGATATACAAAGGATCAGCAAGACATTAAACATATTGGGAGGGTATGCATATCTTGGCGGAAAGGGATATGATGCAGAATCGGTAAGCATCGAGGAGGCAGAACGTGGAGTTGATTATCATGTCGTGTATGAAGATGAGATATTAAAAATAATAATATCACCAGATGGAGCCCTGCAGCAGAAGACACAGATTGATATATCTGTTAAACGGGATATGGCAGGGATCGTGTTGATCGTGCCGGTCCTGTACGGCGGAAAGATACCGGGTGATGATATTATACAGAAAGTTTACGAAGCGTGCAACGCGGACGATGTACGTCCCATGACTGATCTCGTGATCGTCCAGCCGCCTACGACAGTACTGTATGATATCAATATAAAGTATTATACGACTGCTGCCGAAGAGTCGGAGTGCATCGAGACAATTGAAGGAAAAAACGGGGCGATCGATCAATATAAAGAATGGCAGGGGACGAAAATGGGAAGGGCTATAAACCCGGACAAACTCCGCTCTTTCTGCCTGTCTCCCAAAAACGGGACAGGGTGCACAAGGATCGAGGTGATTTCGCCGACATATAGGGAACTGATCAATACGCAGATAGCCCTGTTTAACACATTGACAGTATCGCATGCAATAGAGAGGGACTGGTAATATGGATCTGAAAAATATGGATTTTATAAAGTTGCTGCCGTCTTTCATGAGGACAGACGCAGCGAACATCGGATTATCAGTGTCTGTGGATGCGATAGCAGAGGAACTATACTCAAAAATTGTCCTGTTCACGACATGGGATAAGATTGATTTATTACAATCGGATGAGTTGGACATGCTCGCAGAGGAACTGCATATAAGCTGGTACGATAAGGCGGCCGCTATTGATGTAAGGCGGAACATCATCAAGGAATCAGATCTTGTGCATGCCAAAATGGGTACGAACTGGGCGGCGAAACAGGTTATCAACAAATATTTTGGCGAGGGTGAGATCATAGACTGGTATACATATGGTGGTGAGCCCGGACATTTCAAGATTCAGACTCTAAACCAAAGTATACTGAAAGATAAGTATGAACAGTTCATATCCATTCTGGACAAGGTAAAAAGGAAGAGCGCACAGATAGATTCGATCGAGCTTATATTGGACGGAATGATGGAGGTAAGGACGTATCTGGCGTATACTAACAGCGAGCTGATGACTACATATGTGAGGAGGTGAGGGAGTGGCTTTTCAGGATTATCTGACTGTGGAAGGTGAGAGGATGCTTGCGAAAGCGGCAGCAGGATATAGGATCAGATTTACAAGGCTGATAATGGGATCAGGGGAAATTACAAATGGCATTTCGGAACGGGACATTAAAGAAGTGATAGTTCCTGAGCACACTGTTGATATTGGCGGAGTATTCCTGAATGGAAATGATTCTGTACTTGTTGCGGCAGTGTTTACAAACGCAGAAATAACAGATGGATTCTACTTTAGGGAGAAGGCGCTTTATGTTTCGGACGGAACGGAGGAAGTCCTGGCTGTTTATGGTAATGCCAGGGGGCAGGCGGAATACATCGATACGGCGTCGTTTACGGTGATTGAGAAGCGCATACGATCCATCATAAAGCTTACACAGTCAGAACTGAGCAATATTGTTTTATCAAGTGCCATTTGTGCAGTAGCTCCGATCACCGTGGATATTCCATTGGAGGCATACATTGAGACTGCTAAAGCTGATATCATCGAAGTTGGACAGGTGCTGATCGCAGACAGGGAGGTGTATACATACATTGGAGATGATCCCCACAGCGAAGATTGTTATCGCGGTTGCGGTGGCGGGAAAGACATAACGATAGATCTGGATGAGATCCAGAAAGCGTTTGATGAGGTGTTTTGTTTCCGGTATATACAGTACTATAGCGTAATAGAGGAATGTTTCCGGCAGGTTTATTCGCATGAGCCTGACTATATCGTGGCTGACACGGGACTGACATGGGAGGATTATGGCTCGGAAGTCACGGCAGAAGAAATTCGTGACATGATCTGTGCTGGATGGGACGGCGAGGATGCATCTTATTATGACGGCTGTGCGGAGACAGCGGAGGAGCAGTACCTCATTGTATTCGGAGATCACGGGGATCTTCCGGTTATCCCGGATATACCGGATAACATGGCGATGACAGCGGACGAAATACTGGAAGCCGTGAGTACGCCGTGGCATGGGCAGGCGTCCCCGGATCCATCAGCATTGAGCGTTGATGAAATAGCGGAAGCCGTCAATACAACATGGATCGGACAGACATCGCCGGATCCGGAAGCGCTGAGTGCCACGGAGATAATGGAAGCAATTAAAAATGAAGTTTTATAGTGCCTGCATACAGGACTGTTTTCAGAGGCCGCCCCTGTCAGCCTATAGGAAACATGAATTTAATTAAGTGAGGAGGAACAACTATGGGAACAACACGGGAGAATACAGAAACGACACAGGAGAATACAGGAACGACACAGGAAAATCCGGGAACGCCGAAGTATCTGGACAAAACAGGTCTGAGCCAGGTCTGGACTAACGCAGTGGATAATTTTGCGTCAAAGAAAGAACTGACAGATACAGTGGCACAGGCAGTGTCCGGAGTGTACAAGTTTATCGGGAGCGTGAACTTTGCAGAGCTTCCCACGGAGGGAATGAAAGCGGGGCATACGTACAACATCAAGGATGAATTTGAGACCACAGAGGCATTTGTCGACGGATCGGGAAAAACATATCCGGCGGGAACCAATGTGGCGTATACGGAAAACGGTTGGGACTGTCTTGCGGGTATCTTCGATTTTTCAAATTTTATGATGAAGAGCGATCTCAGAAATATTACTGCAGAAGAGATCGATGCAATCTGCGTGATTCCGACGGAATAGAATTCGGATAGGACAATGGGGCGGTCGCTGGAAGCAGTCCAGCAGACAGGAAAAGAGAGGAGATTGAATAAATGGGTGACGAAAAGTTAGACAAGAACGGACTTATCAAGGTATGGCTTAAAATCTGGACATTGATCAAGTTAATTGTTGGTGATGTTGATATAGTAGACAAAGGAGACCTGCAGACACAGATCAACAATATGGGCAAAAGGGTAAGTGAGTGTTTTCAAAGTGCCAGTGATGGGAAAAATTTATTAGCAGACGCCATCACTGGCAAGGGAGTGCCGACTGAGGCGAATGATACGTTTGCAACAATGGCAGAAAATATCAGCAATATAAAAGAGGCAGATGATAGTATAAACGAAGAAAGTCCGAATTATCGAACTGGGTATAACGCGGGTGTGGCGGCAACAAAAAAAGGTACAGCAGGGACAGGGGACGTGCTGACCGGAAAGACCTTTACCAATGCCAGCAGTGTCGAGGCAGCCGGAGCGATGGCAAACAAAGGGGCAGTGACGGTTGATTCTGGACCTGTAACGCAGGATGATACATACACTTATCTTGCAGTACCAGCTGCAGCTTTTTACAATGCGAACAGTAAGCTTAGGACGAAAAATAGCAATTTATATACAATAAAAGAGAAAGTATTAGCAACTCAGTCAATCGCACCCGGAGGACATTTTGATGTAACTATCCCTAAAGGTACTACAGCAGTACGTGTTACTGCACAAAACAGTGCCTGTAGTGGCTGTTTACTATTTTTAAGTAATGGCGCCACTGAATTGTATGGTTACAGGGCTCCTCTTGAAAAAACATCAAACACGATCGTTAGGTTAACACCTGTAAACGATCAATACGCCACCACATTAACATATACATTCAAATGTGTATATATGGATGTTTAAATGCGAATTTAAATCCTATGTACATACGCGATAGACGCATTCGCAGACACACTACTCTGCAGATTATCCGGATTATTACGTTTAGCAACAAGTCTAATTTCAGTTCCTGCTGGGACATTTGTTTTTGAAATTGTTTTAGATGGATATCCTTCTCCATAACTTACATTATCAATAAAAAGTTCGTTGGAATAGTAATATCCACCTGTGACGCTGTACTCTATTTCCAGCAACTGGCATGCTTTTGGGAGGGTAAACACAGCCTGCGTAGTTGCACTGCCAGATCCACTAGGTATAAATGCCGCAAGGGATTTTACAGCAATCTTACTTTTAGCAAAGATATTGCTATTTATCGTAGTAATGTTTCTCACTAAATATAACTATTTAAACTGTAACGATTGCAATTAGGTATGCCATAACCTACTACCGGATTGGTACAAATTGGAAAAATCCCTAAAATATGCCATTTCCATTGATTCTATAGTCATTCTGTGTTATATTTATAGCGTACCTAATTAGGTATGCTATAAGGAGGAAGATATGGTGGAAAAGCCCGATTATGTTCTAAATTTTGTACGGCCTGCC